GCAGCGCTCGCCGATTGGCTGCCGTTGTTTTCGCTGTCATCTTTGACTGCGAAGTTTGGATTGTCGAGTTTCCAAATTGCATCTGCCCACTTGTCAGCTAGAGAGTAAATCTCTCCGACTGATGGGTCTCCTGCGATTTTGAGAATCGTTTGCTTGATCTGCTCTTTGGTAGCCATTAGTTCCTCTTTAGCAATAGGTCGAGCTGCTTGCGCTTTAGCTCTAACAAATTGACTTCTTCTTCGGTTGGCTCTTGTGTTACCTGCGTTGGAGTCAGGGAATTGACAACTGTCTTGATTAGCTCTGCTTGCTCGTCAGTCAGGTCAGCGCCTTCCTCTAGCTTGAATACGGCATCTGCCAACTGGTCAGGGTCTACTGAAGCTCTCTTAGCTGCCTTGTCTAGTGAGCGAACCATTGCCTCGGTTGCGGCGTAGGCAGGGAAAGCAACGATTGAAACCTCAAACAAGCGAACAGACTTTAGAGTGCGCTCGGTCATTTCGTTGTTCCAAGAGTCTTTCTGAACTGCAAAGCCGAATGACATTTTGTTTAGGTCTCCACGCTTTAGAAGCTCTGCCATGTCTCTGCCGTCAGAAGTGTTTGGCAGGGATGCCTCGACTCTTAGTCCAGTCTCATCCTCGTAGAGCTTCATGGTTCCAGAGCGTGATGATGCCAAGACTCTGCCTGTGTCGTGATTTACCAACAGCTTGACATCGTTGCGTGAGCGTAGCGAACGGCGGAAAGCGCCGGGTTCGATTGTCTCAACGAATCCACCCAAGTCCTCGGATGGTGAGTTGAACTTAGCGGCGTAACCGACAAAGGTCATGCCATCGCCTTCTTCTCTGAGTTCGAAGTTCGCCTCAAAGTTTCTGGTTTCTTGTTTCATCTTTCCTCGTTCTTCTTCAGCTTCTAGTCTAGCTACAACACCTTCGGCATAAGCTCTTGCTCGCTCGGCTGATCTGCGAGTTGTTCCGCCACCCCATAGAGCCATCGCAACGACTCCGGGTGATGGGAAATTTTCTGATGATGGGTTTGCGTCAGGGGAATCCAAATCAACTAAGTGTCTTGCAATCCACGCCTGAATCCTGACCCACTTGTCGGCAGATACTCGACCCTCTGCCATCTCACGAGCTTCTCGGATTGTTCGGTCTACAAGTCCGTCTCCACCTAGTCCTTCGGAATACCATTCCAAACCTCTGCGAGCTGATGCTCTCATGTAGGCGGGTGGGGTTAGGTCTACTTGTCTCTTCGCCCTGTCATCTAGGTCATCTATCTTGGTTAGGGTTGAGAACTTGTGTCCGACTAGCGTGTCGGTTGGCTCAAAGCCCTCTGGCCCTTCTCGCCAAATTCTGATTAGTGCGGCAGGGTCATCTTCCGTTCCCTCGACTGAAAAGTCTGAGTCAGGGATGTTGATAGTGCCGTCTCTAACAATTCGGACAATCTCGCCTCTAGCTCTGCCACCAGATGAGTTCCAAGAAACAAAGTCTCCGACTTCTAGTGCGTCAGGTGCGGCTCGCTCGCCACCGGGTTCGATACCCTCGGCAATAGACACAGCGACCATCTGGTCAATAGCTGAATCCTTTGAGGTGTGGCAGCCGATGATTTCGCCATCCTCTTTCTCGACAGCCCATCCATCGCAGTCAGGGTTTGTGTTAGTTATGAAGTAAGGCATTATCCCAACCTAGCTGAAACAGTAATAGTTCCGCCCAAAGCAACGGCTGTTCCGTTGATTGTTATTCCTGCGGCGGTGGTGTTTATTGCCACAGTTTGAGTCTCTGCATTGTAGGTAAGTGGAGCGGTTGCATTTACGACTCCACTAGGACCTTGTGGCCCACTTGCCCCAGCCGCTCCAGTTGCCCCGGTTGCTCCGACTGGAATTGAGAAATTCAGAACAGCAGCATTCGTTGTTCCAACATTTGTAACTGTTGCGGAACTTCCTTCAGCACCAGTTGTTACCGTTCCAACTGAGATAGTTGCGGCATCCCCCGGATCCCCTTTAGCTCCAGTAGCTCCAGCCGGTCCAGTAGCACCAGCCGCTCCAGTATCGCCTCGTGGAATTGAAAAATCAAAAATAGCTGCGTTAGAGGTTCCAACATTTGTTATTGAAGCTGAGCTTCCGGCACTTCCAGTTGTAACTGTTCCGACTGTGATTGTTGCAGCTTGACCAGCATCTCCCGTATCGCCCTTATCCCCTTTTGCCCCGGCGGGTCCGGTAGCCCCAGCGGGTCCAGTCGCCCCAGTGGCTCCAGCAGGTCCAGTGGCCCCAACGGGTCCAGCGGGCCCAGTTGCTCCAGTAGCTCCAGCGGGCCCCGTAGCCCCAACAGCTCCTGTGGCTCCGGTATCACCCTTGTCACCTTTCGGCAAAGTGAAGTTCAAAGTTTGTGACGGTGCTGTGCCTGTAACTGTGACAGCCGCAACTGTTCCGCTTGTGACCGTTCCAACTGAAAGAACCGTTGGCTGTCCTAAAACTGTTTCATTCACCCAAAGCCCAGTCGCAGAGTCATAGACCAAAGACTGTCCGTCAGTTGGGGTAGTGAGTCTGACATTGTGCAGCTCTTCTAGCTCATAGCCGTTCTGGATGTTGACATAAATGATTCCGTTGTTTTGATTAGCTCTAATGCAGTAGCCAATAAAAACAGCGTTGTCGGGAGCGGCAGGTCTGGTAGAGGTCAGGCCACCGGGAACTGTCGGCGATAGCCAGACAGCGGCCCCTTCGGTTAGTCCGTTTGTGTTTATGTTTCTAACAAGTCCAAAGGTTGCGGCAAAGCCTTTACTGCCACCGCTAATTGTCTCAGCCATAACGGCGATGGTCTTTGAGGAAGTTAGCTCGCTACTAGCTGAGGCATAAGAGACGAGTTTGTTGTTTCCATCCGACCCTGTGACATAGACAGCTTTGCCTTTAGTGCGCTCTGTTTGATCAGAGGACTTGCAGAGGATAAAAAGCTCTTGCCCGACATTCTGTCTAACAGTCGGAGTCATGCCCAACTCTAAAGTCTTGTCTGCGTCATTCCAGCCAATTCTTCCGACCTGAATTGAGGGAACTGAATTGACATTGAACTGAATGTAGGCAGGCTCAGCGATTGCAGTTGCGCCGATGATGTTGTCGATTAGGGTTGCTTGATTCTCGTTTATCGTGGCTGAGAATGTGCCGCTCGTAGTAATAGTGGCGGTGTTAGGTGCTGTGACCTGAACAACCGCCGTTCCAGTATTTACGAGAATGCTCAACGAGTTACCTCTGGGTCTACTGTGAAATTGCCTTCGAGCAGGCGAGTGACATAACCACCGCCTGTTACAAGTTCTAGGTCATAGACATACTGACCAGATGGAACGCCTGCGGTTGTTGTTGCAGATGCCTCTAAAAGAATTGAGCCAGCGGTTCCGCCAAGAGTGATTCCAGTTCCGCTTGTAAGACTTAGAACTGCTGTGGAAGCATCGTAGGTTTCTCTTACCTGCATCCGAGCTGAGTAGCCAGTTAGATTTACGGCTGTGCCGTTTAGCAACCATGTCAGGTTGTAGTCAAAGGATGCCCCTTGCCAGCAGTTCAGGTTGAGCGTTGCAGGTGCTTGCATTTAGTTCTCCGGGTAGACAGACGATGGGTTGATTGGGTCAATCTGTGAGACAGGCTGAAGCTGTGTGCTTGGGAGTCCTGTGTGTGGGATAGCAGGAAGTCCCATTGCGGTAAGGACATCGGCAGGTGCGAAACCAACTTGGACAAGTCTCTGAGCCATAGCGACTCGCTTGTCGGTTGCTACTAGATCGGCTGCGTCAATGTTTACATTCGACAGCGGAACTCTTAGGACATCGCCGCCGTCAATCTTTGATAGACCCTCTGCGACACGAGCGTCATTGGCGGTCAGGATTCCAGCCTGAATCCCCTGCGAGTAAGCAGAGAAGCGTGAGGCAACATCGCCTCGGAGCAGGCTGTTCATGTTGAACTCGACAAAAGCGCCCTGTCCGTTTGGATAAATCTGAAGCAGGGTCGAGAGTGCGTTCTCAATGATTGCGACATAAGGTCTGAGAGTGTGAGTCACGAACTCGATTTGAGTTGCTTCGACTGAGGAATAGGTGTTGGTTCCGGGCAGGTTCATCATGTGGCTTGGGATGTTCCAGATACGGCACAAGTCCTCGATGAACATTCTGCGAGAGTCGAGAAGCTGTGAGTCCTCTGGGTTCACGCCAATGTCTTTGATGTCTAGCCCTGAGTGCAGAACCAAAGTCTTGTGAGCTTTTCTCCAACCGCCATGACGAGCATCTACTGACTTAGCTAATCCCTTAGCCTGTTCCTCTGTCAAGGTGGCAGGAGTGACAAGAGCATAGTTTCCTGATGCGCCCTGTCCAAAGAATCTCTGAGCGTAAGAGTCGAGAGCAAGTCCGAGGCCAAGAGCGTCTTTCATCTCATCTACACGAGAAACACCACGAACTGCACCGGGTCGCATTACCGACTCAACAATGTGCAGGATGTCATCAGAGGTATAAGTTTTCTGATCCTCTTTGTAGACAAAGCGAACCTGTCCAACTCGGTTTCGCTTGACTTCAATCTTGGTCGGGTTCAAGACTGTGAGGTTGATTGGCAGACCTTCCTCGTCTCGGAAGATTCTGATAAAGGCGTTGCCGTCAATCATCAGAGAGGAAATGATTGCGCTGATGAACGGAGTGCGGTCTACGAAAGAAACATCTGGTCTATTTACCCAGTCAGGCTTTGGTCGCATTAGGAGCTTCTGTCCGTCTCTGCGAACCCAAGCATCCATCGGCAGGGTTGAGATTGTGCCGGCGATTAGCGAGATGGCAGCCGAAACTCCTGCGAGCTTGTAGACATTTTCCTCGTCAATGAAAGTGCCTGAATTGTTCTGAAGCTCAAAGTCGAGTCCAGCTCCCCATAGCGAGTTAGGTGTTA